CATGGAGTCAGACAGTTCGGCTGCGGCCTTGCTGTTGCCGGTCAGGCCCTCGGCCATCATCTCCATGTCTTTGGTGACAGCGCCTGCCACGACCTTGAAGATTCGGCCGACAGTGTCCGCATGGCCGGCAATGTCGGCCAGTTGCTCGGTGAACTTGGTGAGGATCGGGGCGAGGGTGACGCCGACCGCGATAGTGAATTCTTCGATGGCGTCGCCGAGCGCGTCCTGGGCGGCGCGCAGATCCTTGGCTTTCTGGATTTCGCGTTCATCAATAACTTTGGCTTCGCCGACTCCCTCGAGCGCCGCGGTCAGCTCGTCGGCACCCATTTCGACCATCTCGGATAGTTCGGTCCATGACTTGCCCAAGAGCTGGGTGGCGAGGCGGGCCCGCTGGGCTGGGTCGTTGACTTTGCCAAGCGCGTCGACGGTCTTGAGGAACGTGGCGTTGACATCGGTCGCACCATCGGCGGTTTTGACAATTTCGACGCCGAGTTCGCCGAATGCGCTGGAGTTGTCGCCGACCGCGCGGTTCAGGCGGTTGAACGCGGTAATCAGGGTGTTGGATTCGATGCCGATGTCTCCGGCCGCTTCAATCCATCGCGATGCTTCTTCGGCGGCGAGGCCGGTGGCGTTGGAGAACTTGTCGACCTCAAGGGCGAGGTCTTGAAAGTCGCCGATTGCTTTGAGGGCGAAGCCTGCGATTGCGGCGCCGGCTCCGGCGGCCATGGATGCGGCGTTTGCTTTGATGCTGTCAAATGCGGCGCCAGCACCGGCTTTCATTTTGTTGACGGTGCCGTCCGCTTCACCGACTTTGGTGCGGAAGTTGGCAAATGATGCTTGGGCCGCGACGATGCCTTTGTCAGCGAATTCGGTGACTATCGGGATGGTAATAGCCATCAGCGGCCTCTCTGCAATGCTCTAATTTCATTGGCGCTCGAACCGATTTTCATCAGTTCTTTGTTGATTTCGTTTTCAACACGCTTCGCAAGTTGCACGAATTCTTTTTCGGTTTCGTTGAGTCCGCGTTCTGCTCCGGGCCACATGAATCGCGAGGCTTTGCCGTAGCTGTTGAGTTTGCGGATCATGTAGGCGCCCTGGCCGTTGAGGGCGTGGCCGTTGGGTCGTCCAGCGTAGGCACGGCTTTGACCGGAGGTCTGGACGTTGCCAACCTTGCCGGCCATGTCGGCGATGGCGGTCGCCGCGTCGGCGGTCTGGATGCGGATCGTGCCGAGCGTTTCGTATTGGGCGCCTTGGGCCAGGTTTCGGTTTCGGGCCCGACGCGTGTTGAAATTGATTTTGACCTTTTTGACCGCGTTGGCTCCGGTACGGCCACCATGCTGAAAGCCTCGAGGTAGGCCCGCCTTTGACGGTTTGGATTTTTCGATTTCGTCTACGGCTGGTTTTGCCAATTTGCGAAACTCGCCGCGGATTTCCTTGGACAAGGCCGGGTTGATCCGTTGAAGCAGACGGAGGTTTTCCTTGAGGCCAATTACTTCGACGCTCATGGTGCTCCTTTCTGATCCTCTTCGATCAATTGTCTCACCATGTCCTCCACAATTGAATGAGGGCTGTCAAGCAGCTCTCGAGGCGAGATGCCGGTGCGGAGGGCCAGGGTGGCTATGAGTCGGGTTGCTTGTCCTTGGTTTTGCCTTTTGGGATGAAGTCCACATCGCCGAGTTGGTCGATGAACGACGGCCACGCCTTACAGGGCACTTTGGCTTTGAGGCAGGCCTGGTAGGCCAAATAGGCGATTTGCTTGAACTTGACTTCGCGGACCATGGCCTCCATGGCCTGGCCTGGGTGGTGATCTTCCCAGGCGCAGGCCACGGCGTAGGTCACGGGCACCTCGTGCTCGTGGTCATCGTCAAGCGTGATCTTGAGATTCCAGCCAATCATCTGTCGGGCTCCTAACTGGTTGGGTTACGGGTTGGTGATGTCGCGTGCGAACGATCCGCCGGTGAACGTGACGTTGACCATGGACAATTCGCCAACGGTGCCGACGATCGGGGTGAACGTCGACAAGAATGCGCCGGTGATCGTGTACTCCGGGTTCGAGGCCGATTCGGTGGTGCCGTTGGGCGAGATGACGAGTGTGACGGCGTCGTCGCCGACCACGTCCCAAAGTGTCGCTTCGACTTCGCTGGTTCCGTAGCTGTTGAACATCTCGAGGGTCACGTCGACGGACTGGAGGCCCTTCGTGAACGCGCGGCCGGTGGCGCCCATGGCGGTCACTTCGAGCTGGTCGTAGCCGAGGGTGAGGGTGACGGATCGCACCTGGTCCGAAACGTCGACGGCGCCGATGGCGACGCTTGCGTTGGACAGGACGACGGTGGTGGTAGCCATTGTGGGTTTCTCCTAGGTGGTGTGGGCGCCGTAGCGCGATGTCAGGTCGTAGGCCGGGAGCTCTTGCGAGCCGATCTGTGCCAACGATGGTGTGCCAGCGACGATCGCGAGGGATCGGCGTTGGATGAGGGTGTCGACTGTGGTGAAGATCCAGTCGAGGGCGTCTTGGTTGCCTGGCGGTGCTCCGAGCACACGGAGTGTCCACGTGAGATCCAGCACTTTGGGTGTGACCGCGGTGATGGTTGGGAGCTCAACGAACACGGTGAGTGGTCGGGCGTTGCGCGGGTCGGTGACGGGTACGAAACCGGCCGCGGTGATCTCGGTGGTGAGCGCGGTGCGTACGTCGTTGAGAGGGCCTACGGCGGTCATTAGGCCACCTGGCTACGGTTGACGCCCAACAGTTTGTGGATGTCGCCCATGCTCATGGCGGGCTGGGTGGTGTCCATCACGTCGAACGACTGGAAGCCGTCGATCGAGCCTCGACGCCGATACATGGAGGCGGCGAACAGTGTGGTGCCGAGGGTGACATCTCCGCCGGGGCTGGTGGTGAGACTGTCGCGGTAACCAGCCTCTTGCCGTTTGCGGTAGGCCCAGGCGTTAGCGGCGTTGACGCAGGTGGTGATGAACGCGGTGTCGTTGGCGGTGGCAGTCGCGATGCCCAAGAATTCGGTGACGTTGCTTGAGGTGATCCAGGTGCACGTCGGCGTCCAGGTGAGTGTGCCGAACGGGCTGACTGCGTAGCGTTCTACGTCGTCGCCCGCGTCGATCACTAGCAACTGGTTGGTGATGATCTGGTCGTAGTCGTAGATGAAGTCGCCTTCGTCGTCGACCTCGACGAGCAGGGCCGTGGGAACGGCGACGACGGTGTAGGTGCCGTCGAAGCCGTTCCCGACGCCTGCAACGGTCACGGATTGCCCGACAGTGACATCCGTGGCGGTGAGGGTCTGAACTACGGCAACGCCTTCCAGCCTCATGGCGTGGGTGATGGAAAACGTTGCCATAGTTCGGTCCTAAGCGGCGATCAGACGAACGCGGCCTTGATGAACTTGGTCGGGTCGATCATCAGCGTGGCGAAGTAGCCACGGAACTTGATGATGCGGGACAGCGAACCGTCCGCAGCTTCGACCGAGATCGCGCCCTTCTGCTGTTCGAAGATCTCAAAGCCGTCGGGGTGACCGATCGCCAGTGTGCCGGAGGCGAAGTTGCGGTCCACGACGACCTGGAGGCCGAACGCGACGCCGGCCTGCTGGCCGGGGGCCAAGTTGCCGTAGGCGTTCATGGGTCCGATCTGCGGAAACAGCGGGCGTCCCTGGCCGTCCTCGAGCTGGCCGAGCGAGGCCCAACGGTTCGGGGCGACGAACAGGTGGGTCGGAAGCCAGCCGTTCGAGTCCGAGAGGATGTCCGACGCGGCGGTGTACATCCAGGTGACCCAGTCGGTCGGGTCGGCGATGTTGGCCGTCGTGAAGTTGTTGGTGTTCGTGATGCCGGTGATCAGGTTGTCGGCGGCGACGTTGTCGGTCTCGTTGGCGTAGATGCGCGCCATGTCGTCAAGCAGGAGAGCGAGCACTTCGGGCTCGGTCCAATCCATGTCCTCTTCGGACAACTTGACGTATCCGCCGTAGACGCCCTTGGTGACCTGGTTATCGGTGACGACGAACGTGCCGGAATCAAGGGCGACGTTCTCGCCGTTCGATGCGCCAATGGTGGTGTGGGTCGTGACCTCGGGGCGACGAAACACCTTGCCACCCTGGGGCATGGCCTTGGCGCCAATGGCGTCGATGACCGGGCGCAGGCCGCGGAAGTTGTTGTAGACCGGGCCGACGATCGGCGTCGGCAAAATGCCTGGCGTGTCGGTGGTCGTCACGTCGGGGGCGGCGGCGCGGATGCGGGCGTTGAATTCGGCGAATTCGGCTCCTCCGGCCAGGAACTTGGCGATGTATTCGCTGGCCGACGGCAACTTGAACGGCTGGGCCGGCTGGGCGAACTGGATCGGCTGGGTCGGGATGACCGCCGGGGCGGCGGCCTCGATGGGCTCTGACACTGTGTCCTCCTCGGACTCGGTTGGGGTTTCGGGTGTTTCGTCGATCTCCTCCGGGGCGGAGGCGGCGACTTTTTCAATCCGGGCCTGCTCGAAAGCGGGCTCGGCGACGATCGACAGTTCGGCCCAGCGGGCGGCCTCAACCACCATGGTGCCGGACTTGTCGAACGAGAACTTGGTGGGCACGACGCCAACGCTGACGCTGTCGTATGCGCCCATGAGAAGCAGTTGCATGGTGTCGTCGGCATCGCGTGTTTCGGCGAGGCGGGCCACGAACATCATCCCGTCATCGGTGTTGAGACGTTCGGTAACGATGCCTCGTACCTTGCCGGAGTCGTGACCCTCGAGCAGGCGGGGGGCGCGCCCATCCTCGGGCAACGACCCCGGCTTGAACATCACCTTGGTGCCGAGCGAATCGGTGGTGGTGACGTTCCACGGTACGGCCAGGCCGGAGATTGAACGCGACGGGGTGCCGTCCGCTGCTTGCGCGTCAATCGTGAATGATCCGGCGGCGAGGTTGATCTTGTCAGTCATCGCTGACATCCTCTCTGATTGTGGTGGGCGTGTCCACGAGTGGTGATTCCACCATCTCGTTGTCGCCGAGGTAGTCGTCCAGGTCGAATTCGATGTGGCGACCTCGAGGGATGATGGTGTCGCCCGACAGGGTTTGTTCGATGCATTGGATGTACGGCTTGGCTCCGAACAGATACAGGTCCTGGCGGGCCTGCAATGCGTTCTGGTATGTCATGCCGGTTCCGGTAGGTGCGCCAACCAGGTACGGCGGAATGTTGGCAAGGCGTGCCAGTTCGAGGGCCTGGTATTGGCGGGCTTCGACGAGCTGCAGTTTGCTCGGGTCGCTGGAAAACTCTTTCCATTCGACAAACTCGTTGAGTGCGCCGATCGCGTTGTTGCGTCGTGCCTGCGACCAGCCGGCCGCCAATTCGCCCAATTCCTCGGCGGTCATGGGTTCGCCACCACGCTGTTGCAGGTAACCGGCCGCGATCTCGGTGCTTGAGAATCGGCGGGCCGCGGCGTCGAGCTTGTAGGCGGTGTCCATGGCGATCGTGCCGGTGTAGATGATGCCCATGATCGGCGACAGGAACTGCACCAGGTTCTCGGTGGGCAGATGGACGCCGTTGAACTCAACCTGGTCGGACGGCTTGAACCACTGGGGCCCGCCCTGGTCGATCGTGTTGATGTTTGCGGCCGGAAGCCACTCGAACGACGCCGGGTATCCGGTTTGGTAGCGGGATGTGATGTACCAAAACGCTCGGCCGTACATGAGCAGGTCCGAGAACGTGTTTGCCATGATGAACGACCGGGTCACGTTCGGGTCGGGCCGGGTGAACCAGGATTCGCCTTCGATGTAGACCTTTTCGTATTCCTGTTCGGTCGGGTCCCATTGGAGGCGGTACTGGACGAGGTCCAACGAACCGATCATGGAGGCGATCAGGTCTCGAGCACGGCTGATCGTCGGCAGTTGGAGGGCGCGCAGTTCGGCGGTGCCGACGGTGTAGGTCATCACCTGCGAGATGGCCTGCTGGGCCGCGGAGCCGGCCTGGGCCTTGATGTCAGCCGACCCGAAAGCGGGCGGTACGGAACGTCGTAAGAGACCCATGGGTGTGGCCGGAGTTTCCCACAGGTTGTGGATAGTTGTCTACGAGTGTCCCATAGCGAACGCGGGGCGCTGTTTGGTGGCTGGTTTGGAGGCCATGGCCGCGGCCCAGATCATGCATCGGCAGAGCTCAATCGGGCCCGGCGACTTCTGAGAACTGACCACGGTGGTGGCTTGGGTTTTGACCAGCACGGCGCGCTGGACGTGCTCGGCCAGGGCGACCGAGCCGTCGTGCCACAGTTTGCCCTCCACGATCATCGACCGGACGACCGACGTGTAGCGGGCTAGTTCGCCGTAGCCGACAGTCTCGGTGCGACGGCGAAGCGGGAGTGGCGTGTGGATCTCCAGGCCGGGGGTGATCGCCAGGGTGACCTTGGGGTCCTCGAGCACGCGTGCGATCTGTTCCCACATCGCGTCCTCTTTTTCGACGACAAACTCAACGTGGGCGATGACACCGCCGTCGATCGGGACGCATCGGACGCCGACGTAGCGGGACTCGTCCAGGCTGGAGTCCACGGCGAGCACGCCTCCGGCCGGGATGTTGACCTCGGCCTGGCGGGCCGACCATAGGCCGACCGGGAGCCAAGATTTCGCAGCCGAGACCCAGAGGTTTAGGTGGGCGCGGAGGAACGCAGCTCGGTCTCCGCCGTCGGCCTGGGCCTCGAGGGCCGGCCAGTCGATCGTGGTGCCGAGGGCCGGGTTCGCCCACGGCCAGTAGCGCCGGTCGTTCGGGTCAACGTCGGGTGGCATAGACCACTCGGCAAAGTACAGCCGGCCGGGCTTGCCGGAGTCGATCGCGTTGATCGCTTGCTCACGGAGGCGGAGCATGGTGGCCGAGCCTTCGTCACCGGCGGTTGACCACATGGACAGCAACGGGTTTCGGCGGGCGATCATGCTGGGCCGGAGCGCGTCGAACACGACCGACGGGGCCACGTCCCAAATCTCGTCAATCAGGATCAGGTCCAGGGTCAGGCCGTGAACGTTGTCTTTGGCGGCCACGACCTTGATCGTCGATCCGTCGGGCATCGTGCACTGGTAGTGGCCTGAAGTCCACTTGGCCTCGGCCCCGTGGTGCACCTCAAGGTACTGGACGATCTCGCGGTACATCGGGATCGACCTGTCCAGTTTGTTTGCCACCAGCAGAACGTTCTGCGGTTGGCCGCGCCGGCGGGCCTCCTCCACCAGCCACCAAGCCGCCAACGACTTCAACGCGAACGACTTGCCGTTCTGCCGAGCCGTAGACACCAGAGCCTCACGAAACAGAAAGTCGCCGTTGGCATCCAAAGCCAACTGGTCCGTGATCGCCCGCACCTGCCACGGCATCAACTCAATACCCATCCTCGAGCGAGCGAACTCGGCCTGGGCAGGGCCAAGACTCAAACCCGCATCGACCGGCGTGACCAGCCTCGGCTCAATCTTGCCGGAAAGGGCCCTGTAGTCCTCCGTAAGGCCCGATCCGGCTGTATCCGACCCTCCATCGCAGATCATGGAATGGGGGCTCGGGTCCTCCC